GGCAGAGTCAAGGAGTATAGACATGGTCACATGGGTTCTATTTGTTTTATTATTGGAGGCTGAACGGTATTATGTAATGCCACAAGGCCATTACATGACAATGGAAGAATGCTTTGAAGCACGAGAAGCGTTTATTCGTACAGCACCAAAGCCGAAGATGAATTACGATGCGATCTGTGTTCAGACGAACCAGATCACACCACCAGAAGACTGGAGATAGTAATGATTGGCGTTATCAGCAAAATGCTTGGGTCAGGAGATGTCATTTCCAAAGGGCTTGACCTAATCGACAATATGCATACCAGCACCGAAGAAGAGATTCAGGCTAAGGCTAAGGCGAAAACAGATTTGCTCTCCGCGTATGCCCCCTTTAAGCTGGCCCAGCGGTACCTTGCTTTGATGTTTGGATTAACATTTTTGTTAAGTTACGTCTTAGTTTTGGCAATGACAATTTCTGGGCACGGTGATCCCGATGCTGTAACAAAAGTTATGGAACAATTCAGCATTAACTATGCGATGCTCATTATTCTTGGATTTTATTTTGGCGGCGGTGCTGTTGAAGGCTTCTTGGAGAAGAAAAAGAAATGAGTTGGGAATCACCGTATTTCTCTTCGGAGGAAATGAAATGCTCTCATACTGGATTGGAAGAGATGGACGCAGAGTTTATGTCCCAGCTAACGGAACTTCGTGCGGCCTATGCGAAACCTATGCGCGTGACATCGGCATATCGCCACACGACGCACCCAATCGAGGCAAAAAAACGAAGCGGTGGCGGAGCGCACACCACTGGACGCGCTGTGGATATTGCGGTGGATCGCGGTGAGGCGTGGGAGCTTTTGCATCTTGCAATGGCGATGGGTTTTACAGGTATTGGCGTAAAACAAAAAGGCAACGGTCGGTTCTTGCATCTGGATAACTTGAAACCCGACGAGTTTGAGAAGTTTATACGACCGACGATTTGGTCTTATTAGTGAACCGGGTTGATGGAAGAAAGAAAATTTCCAAAGACCCACAAAGAAGCAGTTGCTACGGGATCCTTGTACTATTTTACAGGGAAACGTTGTCAGGGCGGCCATGTCGCTCGTCGGTTCACAAAGAATAGGAACTGCGAAGAATGTTTGAGAGAAAGGAATTTGTCTCGAACGACTAAGGGGTACTGGTCTAGTTACGGATCAGACCCCGAATATCGAAAGAAAAAACGAGAGTACGCAAAATCGTACTATAGAGAGCACAAGGATAAGAGCTACTTTAATGGCAAAAAACGTTGGGAAAGATTGCAACAGGCCAACGTAGCAACGGAAGCCGGGCAAAAAGAAATGAAACGCTTGTATCTCACCGCACAAATGATGTCGCTCGAAGGCGATGAGCAATACGAAGTCGATCACATCATTCCACTTCAACACCCCGAAGTCTCTGGACTACACGTCCCCGCAAATCTTCAAATCGTTACATCCGTAGAAAACCGTGAAAAAGGATCCCATTTTGATTCTAAAGAACACGATCTATGATAGCATTATATAAGACTATCTAAGATTATCTAAGATAAAATGCGGTGATATAAGAGAATGAGTGATATATACTTATCTGAAGCTGTGTATCGGATTATCCGTGAGCAGAAGAAGGCCATCACTGACTGCCTCGAATACGATGGAGTCAAGACGATGGAACATTATCGTGAATTGATGGGCATGTTGACCGCCCTCAATCATGTCGAACAGGAACTCAAGAGCCTGCTAGATAAACAGGAGCATATGGATGACTGAACAAGTCGCGACGCTTGAAGAAGCGTATAAAGAGGATCGTAGAACCTTTCTTGATCCAGAGAGCATTGGTGGAAGTCTTTTAGACAGACTGCCAACCCCTACAGGGTGGCGTATTCTTATCCTTCCTTATCGTGGTCAGGGCAAAACAGAAGGCGGAATCCTTCTGGCCGACAAAACCCTTGAGCAACAGCAAGTATCTACGCAAGTGGGTTATGTGCTTAAAGTCGGGCCTTTGGCGTACAAAGACGAAGACAAATTCCCTAGCGGCCCTTGGTGCGCGGAAAAAGAGTGGGTCATGTTTGCCCGTTACTCTGGCTCGCGTTTTAACATTGATGGCGGCGAAGTGCGAATTCTTAACGACGACGAAATTCTGGCGCGCATTAGCAATCCAGAAGACGTTCTTCATTTTTAAGGAAATAAGAGATGGCTGAAGAAAGAGACGACGATCAGGTCGAATTAGACGTTGGTGATGCAGAAGAAACCGAGGTTGAGTTTGAGGCTCCCGAAACGAGCAATCAGACACAGGGTTTTGGTGCGTCAGATGCTGACGAAGAAGATAATTTTGATAAAGCAAGTAATGCCACACAAAAGCGCATTGACCGTTTAACCAAGAAAATGCGCTCTGCCGAGCGTGAGCGTGAAGAAGCAATTCGTTATGCACAGCAAGTAAAACAAGAAGCTGAACAAATTCAGCACCGCATGAATAACCTCAGTAATAACTATGTTACCGAATATAGCGGACGTATCGAAACGCAAACCCACGCGGCAGAACAAGAGCTTGCTCGCGCGATTGAGATGGGCGATACCAACGGCGTAATTGAAGCACAGCGCAAAATTACATCGTTAGCGATTGAAAGCGACCGAGCACGTCAAGCGAAGATTCAACAAGAGCGGTACGCTCAACAAATGGCGGCACAAGCGCAGGCACAGGTTCAACAGCCAATGCCTGCACAGCAACCGCGCCGTCCTGATCCTAAAGCAGAAGACTGGGCAGACCGGAACGACTGGTTTGGTTCAGATGAAGCAATGACTTATGCCGCTTTTGGGATTCACAAAAAACTCGTTGAAAAGGAAGGATTTGACCCGCAGTCAGATGATTACTACAATGAGCTTGACAGACGTATGGCGGATGAATTTCCCCATAAGTTCAGGAATTCGGGTGGAGCCCGCCGTCCCGCTCAGACGGTAGCTTCAGTATCCCGCGGAAAAGCAACTGGGCGCACAGGAAAGGTCCGACTCTCCAAGACCCAAGTCACTATGGCTAAAAAACTCGGAGTGCCACTTGAAGAATACGCGAAATACGTTAGGGAGCAATAAAATGGCTGAAGACATGAAGAATGGAAGCCGTGCTTCCCGCGCAAATGAAACTAGAGAGAAAACGGCACAGCGTAAGCCGTGGGCTCCGCCGTCTATGTTAGACGCACCACCTGCACCAGATGGATTTAAGCATCGGTGGATTCGCGCTGAAACTCGCGGTTTTGATGACCGTAAGAATATCAGTGCAAAGCTACGAGAAGGATGGGAATTGGTCCGTGCGGACGAATACCCGGACTTTGAAGCACCGGTGATCGACTCAGGTAAATATGAAGGTGTGTTCGGCGTTGGCGGGTTGATCCTTGCAAGGATCCCAGAAGAAACTGTGGAAGAGCGTACTGCCTATTTTAGTCAGCGCAATCACGATCAGATGCAAGCTGTGGATCACGATATGATGCGAGAGAATCAACATTCGACAATGCGGATCAGTAACCCTGATCGGCAACAACGTGTAACTTTTGGTGGCCCTCGTAACAAATAGGGGTCACCCTGATTAGGAGATAGCCTTATGGCAAACCAAGATACTTCTTTTGGTCTACGTCCTATCGGGTTGAATGGAAGCGCAACAAACTCTACTGGGGTAACTCAGTACGAGATTGCGGCGGCGAACACGAACGCTATTTATCAGTTTTCGCCAGTAATTCCACTGGCGGCTGGTGTTATCGACATTGTTGGTAACGCAAATGGCGGAACTGTTCCTTTCCTCGGTGTCCTGATGGGTGTGGAATATGTGGATTCTTCTAGCAAGAAGACCGTGTTCAAAAACTACTGGCCGGGAGCTAACAACGTAAGCGTTGACACAAACTTCCCTGTCAAAGCTTTTGTTGCGGACAATCCAAACCAATTGTTCCGTGTAGCGGCTGATGAATCAGTAACAGATCGCGCAACTGCTTTGGCAGACGTGTTCTCAAACTGTTCTTTGGCAACAGCAACTTCTGGTTCTACAGCAACTGGTCGTTCTACTGCACAGTTGGACATTGATACAGCGGCAACTACACCAACTCTTGCTATGCGTATCGTTGGCATCGTCGATGACGTTGCAAACAACGACTACGATGCGGCAGGCGTGAACTTTGTAGTTCGCTTCAACTTCCACTTCAACTCGCCAGCAAGTTCGTCTGATTCTCAGACAACTGCTGATTCAACAGGTATTTAAGGAGAAGGGTTATGGCAATCTCTCGCGCACAGTTAGCGAAAGAGCTTGAACCGGGCCTTAATGCCCTGTTCGGGATGGAATACAACCGTTACGAAAACGAGCACTCTGAAATCTTTACAGAAGAATCTTCAGATCGCGCGTTTGAAGAAGAAGTAATGTTGGGTGGTTTCTCAACTGCACCAGTCAAGGGTGAAGGTTCTGCCATCACATTTGACGATGCACAAGAGACGTACACTGCACGTTACACTCACGAGACAATCGCTCTGGCGTTCTCTATCACTGAGGAAGCTATCGAAGACAATCTGTATGATCGTCTAGCGTCTCGTTACACTAAAGCACTTGCTCGCTCAATGGCTCAGACCAAGCAGATCAAGGCGGCGTCTATTTTGAACAACGCGTTCAGCACCGGTTCACCTGTAGGTGACGGCGCGGCACTTTGTTCATCATTGCACCCATCTTTGTCTGGCAATCAGCGCAATCAACTTTCTACTCCTTCGGATCTCAATGAGACTTCGCTTGAGCAGATCTTGATTGACATTGCTGGCTTGACTGACGAGCGTGGACTGAAGATCGCAGTTCGTGGCACTAAGCTGATTATTCCAAAGGAACTTCAGTTTGTTGCAGAGCGTGTTCTGAACTCTAACCTGCGTCCGGGTACAGCGGATAACGACGCCAATGCAATGAAGAACATGGGAATGTTGCCTGAAGGGGCAGTAGTCAACCATTTCTTGACTGACACTGAAGCGTTCTTCGTTATGACTGACGCACCGAACGGTTTCAAATACTTCAACCGTTCACCAATCAAGACTGCAATGGAAGGTGACTTTGACACTGGAAATATGCGGTTCAAGGCCCGTGAGCGTTACAGCTTCGGCGTCTCTGATTGGCGCGCTGTCTTCGGTACACCCGGAGCGGCATAAAGAAGAGGGGGCGCTAGACGCCCCCTTTTTTTACCTATATTATTCAAGAAACTTCTGACAGCATTTTGCTGACACTAGCCACGACAGGAGATTGACATGGCGAACACAACTTTCACAGGACCAGTGCGGTCCGAAGGCGGATTCGAGGTTGTTGACAAAAATGCGGCAACCGGAGCTTTCACCACTTCCCTAGATATTGCGTCTGATGGTGCGATTGATTTAACTTATTCAAGCTCCGACACAGGTACTGCGAACGTCGAACCGATTGTCATGGAAAACACCATGACAGG